ACCACCTCAACCAAGCCCCTCGAAGCGAGCCTCTGGAGCGCCTTGCCGATAGCGGCCACACTTCCACCGCAAAGCGCGTCCGCAGCCAGGTCAGAGCGGCTCAGAGAGCGCGGATACGCAGCCCTAAGGCGCTGGAGCACCCTGTCCACGATGGAAGCCGGACTGGCGCTGTCGGTATCCAGCTCCACGTAGTCCGCCAGCGAGAACGTCAGGTCGCTTTCGAGCTTCATCAGCAGCTTGGAACCATCCCGCCCCGCCCTGGACTTCTCCACGGTGATGAGGCGAGCGTTGTAGCCGGTCTGCTCGACCTGCTTTTTGTCCGGCCGCCGCAGCCCCCACACCTCATCCACAGCGTCCCGAATGGCCGTGGAGCCCCGGAACCCACCGGTCTTGTTGGCGTGGTGGATCAGCAGGATCGTGCACGCCGGAAACATGCGCCCGTTGTTGTTCGCCAGCCAGTAGATCGGGCTCGCAAACTCTTTCTTGTTTTCGTCGAACGCCGACCCCCTGCTGCAGCCCGTGATCGAGTCGATGATCACGAGCTTCGGCTGGTGCTTCTCGATCAGCTTGACGAAGCGGTAGTACCAGTTCAGATCCCACCCCATCACCACCGTCACCGGATCCGACGACTGGAACTCCAGATCCCTTAGCTGCTGCTGAACCTGCACCTCGGACTGATCGCCATTCAGGATCAGCACAGGTCCAGCTTCCACTGGAACAAGATCGCCCCGCACGGAGAACGGAATCCCCCGCGCCACGTGTTTGGCAATGGTCCACGCGGACATGGATTTGCCATCACCACCAGCGCCGTGGATCATCACGGTCCCAGGGCATGGCAGGAGATCCGGGATCAGGTACTCGAACTTCAAATCCTTGTTCAGCAGGTTGCTCATCGCCATCTCGTCATCTTGCTGCTCGAACTGCATTTGAGCGATCAGCAACCGCTCCAGCGCCCCCGCGTCCCGATAACCGCCTTCTAACGCCAGCACATTCATGGCATGGGCAGCTTCCGCCGGGTTTTGAATCTGCTGGATCTCCTTCGCCCGCTTAATCAGTTCAGGAAAGCTGATCTGTACCTGCCTAATCCTGAGGATGTTGTCGGCTTCGACCTTCTCAACAACCTTCCGCAGATCCTCCGAAAGCCACATTCGAGCAGGCAACTGCTGGTCCGCCATCCAAAACAGCGTTCCGAGGCTTACAGGCCCCTTCCGAAAGGACTTCCAAACGTCCTCACAGGGATTGCCCTCAGACCATTCCTGCGAAAACTCCGGATCTTCTGCCGACCAAGCGGACCACAGCGTCAAACCAAGGTCAGTCGGCAACTCCGAGTGGATCGCCATGCCCACCTTGATCCAGTGGTCCCGGCTACCGCTGCCTTGACCCGGAATGACCTTCAGGGCCGACTGAATGATCTCAGCCACCTCAGCTGGATCCCGATCCGAGAAATCCAGCGCCCGGCGGTTCTTGATAAACCCGCCGTCCTGGATCTCCTTCCCGGCGTGATCCCGCATCTCCGCCAGCAACCACTCAGGGGCGTCAGGAATCGCCTCCAGGTCGCCTTCAAAGCCGTAGTAGCCCTCTGGCGCCTTCCCATCACTGGAGCCCGGATAAGCCCCGTAGATGACGCCCTGACGGCCCCAGAGCACCTCGTACCCAGCGCCGGTATCCGACAGCCCAAAACCCTTCACCGAGCCCCACAGGGCCTCAGGAACGCGGAACAGGTACTTCGCCGCATTCGCCTTAGTCGACGTAACGACTGGAGCACCCTCCAGCGACTCACCCCATTTCTTTTTGAGACGGCTGAGATTCCGATCCACGTCGAGAATCACGAGTCCCATGCTGCGACCGCCTGTAAAGACGCCCACCGCCTGGAACACATCTGGCTTCCGCTCGATCTGGAGCGCCACATCCGAAGGCGCCATGACCTGATGGTGACTGCGCTCCAAAGGCGTCTTGCCCTTCGAGATTTTCCCGGACTGGATCGCGTACTTCTTGGCGTAAATCGGCGCATACGCCATCCCAACAGGCAGCTGGCGCACAAAAGCCAGCAAATCCTGCGTCTTACTTTGCGACATGTTAGAGTCTCACATGAGAATGGAATCCACGGCCCCGCAGCTCCCGCTGTAGGGCCGTTTTTTCATGGTAGCCAAGGGGTCAAGCAGGTGTTACTGTGTAAGGCGTTGGCACTCCTGCCGACCACACCAAACACCTAGACCATGGCATTTCTCAGCAAAACCGCCTCAGCAGCAGTCACCTCCAACAGCACCGGCGGCGGCTACCTCAGCCTTTCAAAACTCCCCGATGGTGGCTCCGTCCGCTTCGCCCTACTCACTGACGAACCTCTGGAGTTCTACGAGTGCTGGGGCGCCGCCAATGGCGTCAACAAGCCCTTCCGCTTCGACTTCGAGCCCACCTATGAGGACGTGGTTGCCGAAATGGGCGACTTCGAGCCCCGCGAAGGCCGCGGCGGCCCTGGAACAGCAGATGTGAAGTTCGCTATCGCCTGCCCGGTCTACAACTACGAGTCCGGCAAAGTCCAAGTCCTGCAAATCACGCAAAAGTCGATCCTCAAGGAAATCGACCAGATCTCCCAGATGGAGGACTACGCCGAACTGCTGGAGTGGGACTTCACCATCGGTAAAAAGGGCAGCGGCCTTACCACCGAGTACACCGTCCGCCCGGTCCCCCGCAAAAAAGGCAGCCAAGAGCACATCGACGCCGCCTGGATCGAGGCAAAGGCTGAAAGCTTCGACATCACCCGCCTACTGACCGGCGGCAACCCCTTCAAGGCAAACTGATCAAACTTAAATTTTTAACGCCCCCTTTTTAGGGGGCTTTTTAATCATGCACTCCTCCTGGAAAAAAGCGGTTGAAAAATCAATCGTGTATAAGAAGCTGGCTGATAAATATCAGTCACCCAAAGGTTACGCTCCCTGGAATGACGTAGTACGACTGTTTAGTATTGCGGGTAATCCAGAGAACCTACGTCATATACAACGTTCATTCGGTTTAAATGAAGAGACGAAGCCAGTGCTTGAGTGTGGTGTCGGAGCTATAACAGCCGCCACTCTCGATGCTCCCGCTATTTACGTTGAGCGTAATTTAACTGAGGCCATACTCTGCACAGAAGTCAGTGCCATGGAGCCACCTGAATTAGTTTTACCGGCGTTTTTTATTTGTTTACCTTGTAACACTTTGTTTGACGACGAAGGAGAGGAAATTACTAGTTTGTTAGTATTAGTACAGAAAACGTATTTGCGGTATGCGCTAGCAATGTCAGATGCGTCTTTATACCATAAAGCTAATATAATCGACAGAGAAGTAGATCATAAAAATTTGAACAATCTCCGTGTTTATGCTTACACATCAAAGAAGGCTATTGTATCAATTACACACGGCTGGGACACCAGCACAGTGTCTGAAGACGACACATCACCTATTGCGTATCCTCCTTTTGGAGGTGATGCGGTGGATACAGTCGCGTTTAGACAGGCCACATCAGCAATGATGAGAATAGTTAAAAATGTAATTCTAATATATAATTACCAGAAAAATTACATAGAAACAATCCCTACAAAAACAAGTGGTTTAGGGTTTACTAAAGAGAAAAAAGGTAAAAAACGTAATACTTTACCTGTAACTTTACTAGGTCGAAACTTTTTACTTCTTAAAGAATCCTGTAAGTCTCAACAAACATCGCCAAAAGGCGGAACAGTCCGCCCACATTGGAGAAAAGGGCACTGGCACACCGTTTTGACAGGTGCCGGGCGCAAAGAGCGCAAACTCCGCTGGTTCCAGCCCGTATACGTCAACCCAACGCTTGACACATGACGTAGAATCCTAGTGGGAAAGAGTATCTACGTGGCCTCCAATACGCAAGACACACTGGCATCACTGCGTAAATGGAGGCTGGAACAAGACAATTCCGGCCCCTTCCGGGTCTACCGGGACATTAACGGCAACATCTACCATAGTGTTACACACATCCTAAAGGAAACAAGCGACAAAACCGGACTGGAACGCTGGGAAGCCCGCCTGGGACCGGTCGAGGCAAGCTGCCAGCGGAATGTTGCAGCAACCCGAGGCAACATGGCCCACGGCCAGGCGGAGTATCTCCTTAAAACCGCCATGCAGCTGGCGCGTTCCACTGCAAACAAGCGCAACTCCATCCGCTGGGACGAGCGTGGATTGGCTCGGATTCCCTCGCCAATCACGCAATGGGCATTAAACAGGGTCCGCCCCAATGTCCCCAGGGTTGGCTGGAGCGCATCCGGCTACGCCCGAGGTTTATCCGATTGGATCGCCGAAAACGTCACCGAAATTTTTGCCAGCGAATTTTCCATTCACCACCCGGCAGGCTTTGCTGGCACCTGTGACGCCTTGGTGGGCCTCAAGAATAACGAGCTGGTACTAGCGGACTGGAAGACCAGCGTGGGCCGCAAAACCAAGACCGACGAAGACGGCCTGGAACGCCTCCCGCCAGGCCATTCATATATTGACCAGTGCGGCGCCTACAGCCTCGGGCTTAGCCACCTCACCGGACTAAAGCCAACTGGAGCAGCCATCGTGTTGGCACGCCGCTGCGGCGCCCCCAACATTCACTACATGACACGAGCCGAACTAGACGAGGCTGAAAACGCATTCATGGCTCGGGTGGAGCTTTACTTCGACCAGCTCCAAAACGCCATTCATGTCTCGGCCTAACGGCCTCGACGAAAGCCCATTCATGGCTGGAACGCCATTCATAATCGCCATTCATGTATTGTTTCGGCCATTCATAGGCCCAATACTTGGTACGTATTGGGGATGTTGCCGATACTTGTGCGTTTGCACTGGTACTCAGCCCTTGGGGCTTCGCACGGTGTGTCTCATGAGTCTCACTGAGAATGGGAATGAGAACCATTCTCAAGCCAAGGCACAAAAAAGGCTCCCGTGGTGGGAGCCGGATTGGAGCGCTAGTGGATCGTGACGGTAGCGGTTCCGTTGATTGGAACTCCCAACCTGTAGGCAGCCCCGGCAGAAAGATCAACGGATCCGCACTCGCAACGGTCTGTGATTGGAACCGTTAGCACTCTGCCGCGGTGCTCAACACGCAAGCGGGTGCCGCATGGCAAAAAGGGATGCGCCGCGCTGATTCCCCAGTGTTGGTACGTTTGCCCACAAGCGGTTTGTCGTCCGTGGTAGTAGGGGTGATATACCGTGGCCGTAACTTGCCTGGCGTCTACTGGCGCATGGATGGCCGCCAGCAACCACAAAAGGGTAAGCCGCTTCATGCTGCCCCCTTGCGTGAGGGTTGGCGCTTGCCCGCATCAATACGCGTCTTGCGTGGCGCACCTTTACTGGCACGGGTCCTAGTGGCTGGCGCCTTAGGCGGTTCCGGTGTGCGCGGAAAAATTCCCGTAGCTTGTGGAAAAAGTTCTGCGGGTATGTCGGCTCCACCAGTAAGGCGCTGGCAGTCTCGCCAATAAGGCACCAGCTCCCGCCAGAGCTGGAGGGGGCCCTCCTTGCCGTGGGCTGATTGGAGCGCCAGCAGATCGGCCCAATCCGAAGCTTCAATGGTGGAGCGCTCTACCGCCCATCGCAGGTCGCGTAAGTGGCGCTTTTCTAGGCGCAACTGTTCGCGTTCAGCCTCCCGGGCATCTGCGCGGTCTCTTTGACTGGTGAACATAGGCTCGGTGTGCCGTACCCTGCGACATTAGCGCAGCGGTCAACCCTTGCCAGCTGGCTCTGATGTAGTATTGTGGGCGAGCACACCAAGGCATACCCTGCCATGCAAACCACCACACCCAAAGCCAGCCCCGCGCTGTTGGATCGCATCGGACGGCTGGAGATTTGCTCCGGTCACTGGGTTCTGATCCGAGACGGCGAACCCGAGACGGATTGTTCCCACCAGTGGCACCACACACCGGAGCGCCACCTAGAAACCTGCCTAGCTGAGCGCTGGCGCTATGTCTCCCTTGGCTTTGTTCCTTCCTATTGCGGCTGGAGTGACTACGCGAGCACCGGGCTAGTGGGCAAGGCTAATTTCAACGTCTTGACCGATCCCGCCAGCACACCCGATCCCCTAGGCGGCATCTTGACCGTTGGTTACGGCTGGAACGGGTCCGGCGTTGTGCTGGATCTGCTGCGGGTTACTGCGGACGTGATCGAAACCGTAGAAGCACTGGAGTCTTACCCGCTGCTCTCTGAAGACGAACACTCCACGCTGGAGCTGGAGGAGATTGAGCGGGCTTGGCAAGATTCCTACGCGAGCGATTGGCGCGACGCTATCCGCGATCAGCTGGCGGCCTACTGCCCTGAAGCGGTGCTGGAGCGTAACGCTTACGGCCCGAGCACCGCTAAGTTCTGGGCTGATGACCAGCTGGACTCCCTGCCCGATGATCAGCTAGAGCGGGATCTGCTGGAGCTTTTCAACGCTTGCCGCGAAATGGCCGGCGAGGAATGGGAAGTGCAGGACCTGAGCACTGGCGCCTACATCAGGCTGGAGCGAATCGCCGCAGGAATCGACCGCCTGGATCTCGTGGGGCTAACCGGCCTGGCACTGCTGCCACTCGATCAGGAATGGCGACGGGAGTCCTACCCCTGGCCGGACGGATCAGCTGGATCGCTTGCCGCGCCACTTGCTTGACAGCTGGCACCTGCCGGCGTTATTGTTTCACACGAGACCCGACCCTAAGGCTCACACAATGGCAACTATCACCCGCAAGCAGTATCTGGCGCACTCTGCCGACCTGTTTCACGCTTACTTTCTACAGTTTGCCGGCAACGGCTACCGTTCCGCCTTGGCTGGCATGTTCGGGCCCGAGGAACTGCTAGCAAGCCAAGATCCGAACTTTAACGACATAGCCCTAGCACGTTGGGATGACGCGGCCCGCAAGCTTTACAGCCGGATCGATCACGACCGCGTTATGGCAGCCGGTGAGATTTATAGCCTCAGCACTGGCGTGTGCACAGCCAAGGCTATGGCGCGTGAGCTGATCAGCTGGCACCGCTAACCCTTGCACCGCTACCGATCAACGGCCCGGCCTTAGTGTCGGGCTTTTTGCTGCGCGGCCTGCGGCCGCTTGCAAGGTTACAGCTTAAGATTGAAGCAAACAGGCCGGAGATCTTAACAGTGAGCGACGCACCGGAAGCTAACAACGTGGCGCCGGATGTTGCGCCGCAAACTACAGAGAACGGTTACCCATACGACAGCGCCGAGCGTGTCCGCACAATGTATGGGACGCGCAATCCTTACGCGGTGATAGAGCAACGTCAACAAAGGCTATACAAACGCCAGCTTGACGGACTAACAACGCGCCAACTAGTTCTAGAACATGCAGAACGCGAGAGTGTGGCTGTAAGTACAGCCTGGAAAGACTGGGAAGCGGTGCAAAAGTGGGTAACGGAGGATTTCGAGAAGGAAAGACCGCGTTTAGTCTCTCGAATCTCCCAGATGCGGGAACGGTTGTTTGCTGCAGCGGTGAAGAAAGGTCAGTTACAGACCGCGGCCATGCTGCTCAAAGATATGGGCGCGGTCGTTGGTGAGGTTGCACCGGAAGCTGCAGCCGCTGCAGCGCCAACCCTCAACATCACCGTCGAGGATCGCCGGCAGCCTTGACCCTCGGCCGATAGTGTGCTACAATGGGGGAGTAAGCTCACCACGCTTCCCCCATGCCTAACCGCCTCCTGACCCTGGCCGCCGTGCTCACCGCTTGCGCGGTGCTCGCTATGGGCGCCGACAACGCAAACCGCTTGGCACAGTGCGAGTCTGCCGGCCGCTCGGCTGCGGAGTGCCGTCTGCTGGTGCTCGGCCGCTAGCGATTGTTACATTGTATGAACTGACCCCTCGCACCGCGCGATCGGGTCGGTTCTGCGGTTATACTGTAGGAGTTGAAGGGACACCACCCCACCATGACCAACACCGCCTACCGCTTCCGTCTTTACACCACCGACTCGATCGGTGCCTACACTTGCGTGCACGCTGCGACACAAGCGGACGCACTGGCTGAGCTACAGCAGCAGCTGGCACGTTGGGAGTCTGCCGCTCCGCTACATGGCCCCAGCCGCTCCGCTCAGTGGTTTGATGCCTGACCCGCACGGTTAACGCCGCAACCGCCCCGGGACTGAGAATCATTCTCACCCGGGGTAAGGTTCGAGTTTGGCGGAAGCTGGGCGCGGCCCAGGGAACCTACTGGCATATCCTCAATTTCTTCTTCTGTACTACACCGGGGGCAGGGGTTCAATTCCTGTACTACCCTAGAAGGTACCCATACCCCAAAAAATGCCCGATTCTGCTGGAGCCCTTACCCTTCGCTACGCCCAAGGCGAGGTATTTTCCAGCCGAAAACGCTTCAGAGTGCTGGTAGCTGGCCGACGATTCGGCAAAAGTTATCTGTCATGTATCGAGTTATTGCGTGGGGCGATCGAAAGGCCGGGCGAAACCTTCTTTTATGCCGCCCCTACATACCGGATGGCGAAAGACATTGCCTGGAAGGTAATGAAACGCCTCGTCCCAAAAGCCTGGATCAAGAGCAAGAACGAAACGGACCTCAAGATCGAGCTAGTGAACGGCTCAACGATCGAACTGAAGGGCACTGAAAACGCCATGGCCCTCCGAGGCCGCAGCTTGGCTGGCGTGGTGCTCGACGAAGCCGCCTTTATGGACGCCGAGGTCTGGTTCGAGGTGATCCGCCCAGCGCTTGCCGACAAACAAGGCTGGGCACTCTTCATCTCCACCCCGGACGGCACCGCCAGCTGGTTCTACGACCTCTGGTGTTATTGCGAGGAAGGCGACAAGGACTGGCAACGCTGGCAATTCACCACAATCGACGGCGACAACGTTCCACCAGAGGAAATCGAAGCCGCCCGCTCCCAACTGGATCCCCGCACCTTCCGCCAGGAATTCGAAGCCAGCTTCGAAAACCTGAGCGGCCTCGTCGCCATCAGCTTCTCGGACGACAACATCGACAAACAAGTCCAAGACCTACCAGTCCTACCCCTTCTGCTTGGAGTGGACTTCAACGTGGACCCAATGAGCGCAGTATGCGCCGTCAAAAAAGGCGACGTGCTCTGGGTCTTCGATGAAATCATCATGACCGGCGGCGCCACCACCTGGGACCTGTGCGAAGAAATCCAATCCCGCTACGGCGTGGAGCGCCGGATTATCGCCTGCCCCGACCCCACAGGTGGCGCCCGCAAAACAAGCGGCGTCGGCGCCACGGACCACAACATCCTCCGCAAATCCGGCTTCACAGTCTCTAGCCCCCGCAACCCTTGGAAAATCCGCGACAAGATCACCTGCGTCAACACCGCCCTCCTCGATGCAACTGGAACCCGCCGCCTCTTCATCCACCCCAAGTGCAAAGAACTAATCAAGTCACTCCGCACCCTGACCTATTCCCCTGGAACGGGCTTACCCAACAAAAACCTTGGTGTAGACCACGCTTTTGACGCGCTCGGTTATCTATGCCTACAGACCTTCAACTTGGCCAAGCCCGAGAGTCTCGGCAAAACGTCCTATCGTGTGTGGTAACCCCGCTTACTGGCACAAAATGGCGGCAAAAAAGCCCACCAAAGGCCAAAAGAAGGTCGAAAAAGTGATGTCAGAGTATAAATCTGGCGCACTGAAGTCCAGCTCGGGCGCAAAAGTAACCAGCCGCAAGCAGGCCGTGGCGATTGCCATGTCTGAGGCTGGCATGACCCGCAAAAAGCGCAAAAAGTAGACCGATGGCACGCAAAAAACCCGGCGACCCCGGCCTTTACGCCAACATCCAGGCAAAACGCAAGCGTATCGCCGCCGGCAGCGGCGAAAAAATGCGCACACCTGGCACAAAAGGTGCCCCCACCGCTGCTGCCTTCAAAGCAGCCGCCAAAACCGCCAAAAAACCCAAGAAATAGCCTCATTTTCTTTATACCGAGGCCGCCGATGTACCTACGTCACACCAGCTCCGTCACCACTCCCTACCCCTTCGGCACCTCCGCAGGCGGCGCAGCCTCTGCTGGAGCCACCGACGCCTTCGGCCGCGCCCGTGTATCTAACCCACTCACTCTTTTCGACTCCAGCCACCGTTACCACGACAACGGACTTTGGGCCACCTCTACCGCCACGGGCGGAACATCTACGTTTGACGCCAACGCCGGCCTCGTCAACCTCGCTGTAACCACCAGTTCCGGCTCCGAGGTCATTCGCGAAACCACCAAATGCTGCTCGTACCAGCCAGGTAAATCCCTGCTGGTGATGTCCACTTTTACGTTGAACCCCGCCAAAACCGGCCTCCGCCAGCGCGTCGGCTACTACGGCGCCGCCAACGGCATGTACCTCGAACTTGCCAACACCACCCTTTCCTTCGTCGAACGCAGCTCTTCCACCGGCTCCCTAGTCGAAACCCGCGTCGCCCAATCCGACTGGAACACCGACCCCCTAAACGGCACCGGCCCCTCCAACCTCACCCTCGACCTGACCAAATCCCAAATTCTGTGGATGGACATTGAGTGGCTGGGCCTTGGCACAGTCCGCATGGGTTTCATCATCAACGGCAAATTCATCCACTGCCACTCTTTCCACCACGCCAACATCATCACCTCTACCTATATCACCACCGCTTCCCTCCCCCTTCGTTACGAGATCACCAACACCGCCGCTACCGCCAGCGCCAGCACCCTCAAACAGGTTTGCTCCACGGTCCTTTCTGAAGGCGGTTACGAACTACGCGGCCTCCAACAAGCCATCGGAACCGCAATCACTGCCCCTCACGCTCTAACTACTGCTGGCACTTACTACCCGGTTATTTCCCTACGCCTTAAGGCAGCCGCACTAGATGCAATCGTTATCCTTACCGCTTTATCTATTCTTGGCGCCACAGCCAACGCCAACTACAACTGGCGCGTGATTGCATCCGGTACAACTACCGGCGGCACCTGGACAAGCGCCGGAAGCGAATCCAGCGTCGAGTACAACCTCACTGGAACCGCTACAACCGGAGGCCGTGTCCTAGCCCAAGGCTATTTCAGTTCCACCAACCAAAGCACGGCATCAGTAGACATCCTCAAAGAAGCCCTGTTCAAGTTCCAGCTGGAACGCAACGGACTCACATCCACTCCTTACGAACTAAGTCTTGTTGTTACAGCAAGTGCGGCAACGTCTAACGTACACGCATCAATGGACTGGGAGGAAATCAGCCGCTAATGGCCATCCAAACAGTGAACGGAGGCTGTATTCACATCGAAATCGATGCTGAAGACGGCCTCACCCATGCCACATTCGTCTTCAAATCACCCCAAAACCCCGAAATCCTCGGCGGTTTTGTCACCATGCTGGCCCAAGGCGTCGAAGTACTGGTGCCTATCACCGACCCCGACGACGAGGAAGACGACGATGATTAAAACCAAGTGGTGACTCTCTGCCAAAATAAGTACAAAGTAGGAGCCTAGCCGTGGTCTACAGCGCCAACATCCCCCCAACTGGAGCTGTAGTCAGCGAATCCCCGTTCGTCCGCAGCCTCGAAGTCATCGCCATGATGCCGGACTGGGGCGTGATGGCTGCCGTCACCCGTGGCACGAACTACATCCGCGACCTGTGCGAAACATATCTCCCCCAAGAACCGCGTGAAGACGACGACGCATACCAAACCCGCGTCGACCGCAGCGTCCTCAGCCCCTACACCAGCCGCTTAATCGAGACCGCCGCCGGCGCCATCCTCCGCAAACCCATCCACATCGAGGGCGACCCCTACTGGCTGGAGCTGGCACAGAACATCGACGGCCTCGGCTCGAACATCAACGAATACGCCCGCCGCGCGTTGGTAAGCAGCCTTACCTACGGCCACAGCGCAATTTTGGTGGACTACCCAGCAGCGACTGAAGCCCGCAACCTGGCCGAAGAACGCGCCATGGGCCGCCGCCCGTACTTCGTCCATGTCGACGCCCCCCAGATCTGGGGCTGGCGCAAGGAACCTGGCACCAACCGCCTACTGCAAGTCCGCATCCACGACTACGACGTCCGCCCCCTCAACGAATTCGGCGAAGAACAAGTCGAGGAGATGCGCGTCATCTACCCAGGCCGCTACGACCTGTACACCCTCGGCCAAGAACTGGTGGAATTCACCGCCACCGGCGGCTACAGCCTCGACGAAATCCCCCTTGTCCCGATCTACAGCAACCGCCGTGGCCTGCTGGTAACCCAACCCCCACTACTAGACATTGCCAATCTGAATATCACCCACTACCAACGCCAAGCGGACCTTATCCACGCGCTCCACATCGCCGCCATGCCCACCCTCGTCCTAGAGGGCTGGGACGACACAACCGGTTCCGCAACGATGGGCGTGAACTACGCCATCGCCATGCAGCCTGGCAACAAGGCGTACTACGTGCAGGCCGACGCCACCAGCTTCGACGCGCAAATGCAAGAACTCCAGTCACTGGAGGGTCAAATGTCCACGCTTGGCGTGACCAAACTCTTCGGCCAAAAGTTTGTTGCTGAGTCCGCCGAGGCCAAGCGCATCGACCAAGCCCAAAGCAACAGCGTCCTTTCGATCATCAGCCAAGAACTGGAAAGCGCCCTCAACCAAGCCTTCGCCTTCGCTGCCCAGTACGTGGGCATGGAACCACCCGAAATCACGATTGACCGCGACTTCGACTACTACCGCCTGATCGGCCAAGACGTCTCCGTACTGGCCCAACTGAACCAGATGGGTAAAATCAGCGACGCCATGCTGCTGGAAGTGCTGCGTCGCGGCGAAGTCCTGCCCGACAACATCAACATCGAAGACGAACTGGAAGCCTCCACCACAAACGCACTGGCACTGCCAGAAGCCGCAGAGAACACCGGCGACGAGGACATGGAACAGCGCGAAGAGGAACTCGATTCTTAACTGCTAACCTATAAGTGTCCAAGTAACACATAACTGTGCCTGAAGAACAGCAAGCACCAGTAACTCCTGTGGAGGCTGTTGCCCCTCAGCCTGTGGCTGAAAGCTCCGATCTGGCCACCCAACTCGAAGCGCTTCGTGCGAAAAACCAAGAGTTGATTGCCGAGCGCCGCAAAGACCGCGAAAACCGCGAAAACCTCCAGAAACAGCTAGACGAACTACGTGTAGCCCAAGAATCCGCCAAAACCGCCAAATTGGCCGAATCCGGCGAATTCAAAACTCTCTGGGAACAAGCCCAAGAGACCGTGGCCGAGCTTAAACAACAGCTCGCCGCAAAAGAATCCGAAGTGGAACAAATTCGCCAAGGATTCACACAAGAACAAGTGAAGTCAGCCGCTATTGCACAACTTTCTCAAGCTGGTGCACTGGCACCCGATCAGCTGTATCGTTTACTTCAGGAGAACCTACGCGCTAAAGAAGGACAGCCTGTGGCTGTTGTCGGCGGCGTGGAAGTTCCAGTTGGTGAGTACATCGCCAACTTAAAAAACCCCGGCAGCGGTTACGAGCACCACTTTGCAGCTACGAACCGTGCCGGAATGGGTGTTACGGGTAGTGCCCGCAATACAGCCCTCCCCGGCCAAGCCAACCCCTGGTCTAAGGACAGCTGGAACGTCACTCAGCAAATGATGATGCTTGCCAGCGACCCCGACAAAGCCCGGTTGTTGAAAGCCGAAGCCGGCCTCTAGCCCCTGTGGGGCAACCTCCCCAACCTTGACTCCACTGGAGCTACCCAATGTCTGCTTCTAACAGCAACTTCGGGGGAACTTTTCTCTCGAACCTTGTAACTCGTCCCGAGTTTCTTCAGTACACCGCTGAGGGCAT